AATAGAAGATTCTAATGGACGATGACGATGCCTAGTAGGTTGAAAGCGCATAGTTGTTTTCATCTCACCACTAATAGGATCAAGTATATCAAAGTATACAGGTTCATATTCCAGAAGTTTGTGAATGGTAATACAATTCTTTTCCATTCCTGCTGGCATAGCACGACGTAGATTAGCAACAGCACGACGGGTAAAGGAGATAGCTACAATACCAGGAGCACCGGATGTTGGTAGGTACTTATGAGTAGTTTCCATAATACCAGCTGTACCGTTTTGTATTAGTTTCTCAATTGTGCCTCGCATACAAGTAGTTTTACCAGTACCAGCAGCACCAATTAATATACAGGACTTACCAGTAGAAGCTACAGATATGAATTCCTGTTGCTCTTTATTGTATTCAATGATACTACCATCACGGCCAATACCAGTAACAATCTCAACATCTTCAATTGCATCGGCAACACTTTCACTGATGATAGTACGTTCAGGTATTTCTGGATGAGGATGTATAATAGGGATAGGATTATTATATGCTTCCTGTGCATTATACGGTACTACTTGCGGTATTGATTTAGCTTTACGCAGAGCATCTAATTTCATCAACATCTTTAGACGGTCTACTGAAGGGGAAGGATTTATACTCATGATTATTTAATCTCCAGAAGTTACTAATACATAAGCCATTGGGCCAAAATTCTTATGAGCTTTACGGAAAGATAGCTTTACTTGATTACATTTACGCAATATTGCTGGCCCCTGTTTGATGTAGATTACCTGAAAGTCATCTATCTTTCCATCTTTCATAGTACGAAAGAAGTATTCAGGTTGCCAATATAATAGACGATACTCAGAGCACAGATCTATTACATCTTTGTTTAGGTGGAAATAGGTAGATAAATGGTGACGAAGTAGGGAAAGAGAAACTATGTGGCGATTACGCATAGAGGTAATCATGTTAGCTGTTGTCATCATCTTCTCCATCGGTTGTATCTTCATCGTTTCCGGGTTCATTATCACTATCTCCATCATCTTGGTTATCCTCAATAGTATCTTGCTCCACTGATATTGGAGTTAATTGCGCCAATTGTGCAGCTTCTTTCTCTTTATTCTTTCTATCTTCTTCAGCTATATCCCACTTCATTTTAGCACGCAGATACGCTATCTTAGTTGGATAGTTAGATTCAATTGGTTTAGATGTTGGAGCACCAGCAATAAGAGCAGCAACATTAGCATCATCTTTAGTAGCAGCTTTAGGTAGGATTCTAAATCCTGGATGAGTTTCATCAAAATCTATATCTTCGAGACCTAGGAAGTTAGCTTGTTTCTTAGCACCGCTTCTCAATAACTTGAATAGTGTGAATCCATAGTTAGAGCCTGCATCCACATTTTCTTCACACCATTCCAATAGTTTATCTAGATGTGCTTCAGGTATAGCAAAGATACGATCATCTTTACAACAACGAATAATAATATCTTTCCAGTAATCTGCAAGAGTAATACGTTTACCGTTCATATTAATATAATGAGTGGGAAACTCTCCAGCATCGGCTGCCCAATCTGCTAATACTCTTGCGTATTTCTCAATAGGCATATTAGGATCACGAATAAGCCTATCTAATGTTTGTTCTCTACGTACAACTTTATCCCTCAATACTGCATCACGATAACCATTCTGAAATTCAGCAAAAGCATTATGCCAATGTTCAATCCAGTATCTGGAATTAGCAAAGTCTGCTGTGTCAGTAGTAATAGCAATACGAGGAAGGATGAATTTAGGATGTGTAACTGTATTGATTTTCCCAATTGCGCGCGCTAATGATTCCATATTAGATGCAACTAATGCTTTCATTGCACTATGGTTCTTAGCTGGAGCACGCCAATCTATTAATCCAGTGCTATTGAATAGTGCTAGATATAATAGATAGGAATCAGTTTCAGTTAATTCGTGTGCTGCCCACTTAGGTATATAGGATAATAGATGTTTCTGTGGGATAGTGAAGACTGGATGATACGCTTCACGGGAAGATAAATAACCTGGCATATGTGAGCAGGTTATATTAATACCTGATATTGCACATAGATATTTCATAGTAATAGTCTCGGTTAGTTATTAGAATTGCTACGTTTTTTAATGCTAACTATACACTCTAGCATACTACACAAACCCTGTCAATAGGGCACATATAGTCATAAGGATACGTATATATTAATGAAACTATCATATCCTTAGGAATATATCCTAGTAACATCTAAATCTGTGTACCCCATGCATCATATTTCATGTACGTTTTCAAAAACCTTCCCTATACCCGCCGGATTTTAGGCCAATAAGTTGTTGCTATCAATGTATCTATAAGCCTTATTATCTATTGATACTATCTGTATACAGGAGGGTTCTATTTTAACCCATAAAGAATTTTATAAAACATTATAATATATACTACTATCATCTATACTATATACCTAAATCTAATAGCCTATAGTATAGATAGATAGCAGGAACTAAATGGGCTAAAATCCGAGGGGTATAACTGGGTTTCCCCCAAACGTACATGATATATGATGCAATGGGTACTTGATTTATCATATATCCATCAATGTATCAGCACTATTCATATCTTTCAACACTTCCCATACACTTAATACTTCCTGGAAAAAGTTAACAGGATAAGTATCGTGAATAACTCCATGCTTAATTACAAAGGTATGTGCTTTAATGAGAATGATGTAAGTCTTAGTGACATCTAATAGATTCATTACATCTTTAAGCATATAGCAGTCATGCGGAAAGCTACTATGGATACATCTAATATGCTGAGGATATTGTTTTAGAAACTGTGAGAATACTATTCCCTTATTATTAGTTCTACCGTGGATATTCATTATATCAAATGCATCATCATAGGTAGTATTAAAAGCAATAGCAGTAGCTACGACTGTGCAATCATTGTTTTGTTTACGACGTTTAGATAATGATCTTCCACCATCATTGAATGCTACTTTAAATACTGGAGTATTATTATTCATAATATTAGCACCATACAATAGATTGGAATGGAATGTACGCCACGTTACCGCGATTATCACTTAATATCGCAGCCTGCTCATTATATGCAATTCTCATATGCATTCTATATGCAATCATACGCTTTGATGGTAGAAAGTCTACATAGTGGATAGTCATATTGATAGCCTCTTATATTACATAGTGGATAGGATAATGATTATATAGTATGAACGTACAAAAGCCAGTACCGGAAATCAATCCAGTACCGGCCAATGCTGCTATTGGGTATTACCTATTGCTTTTGCTTTTTCGTTACCTGTTCCCATTTCCAAACTTGAGCAGCATACTGGTCTAACATTTCATGCGCTCTTGCCAATGCTGCTTTATGCGCTTCAAAATTACCGTCTTTTGCCTCAATCAGTATTACGCTGATTTTATCGTGTATTTGTGTCTTTTGGATATTACTATGATGCCGGAATGCTTTTGCCATGATAACTACTCCTTACGCTGTTAAACCATCCTAGCAGACTAGATTACTATCCAATCCGCTAGAATTGTTACAGCATTCTACTTATTGCTTACAATGCATCTAAATCATCCTGAATTGCACTCATTTTTTCCAACCGTGCTTTAAACCTGCTAACCAGCACATCATTGCTATCCCCGTATGTTTCCAGAGTCTTAATCATCTTAGCTGCTTTCTCCGGCAGATAATTAGTCTTTCCACCTGCCAATGCTGCAAAGCTCTCCCGATAGCTATTAACTTGTTGCTCTACTCGTTTCAGTTGCTCTGGAGTAGCATTATCAGGCAGTCCAAGTTTCTCCGCAAAAGCCAGCGTAAGCATATCGGCCAAACCATCAGGAGTGTTGAACCATTCGATTACATCCTCCTTTTTCAGTCTTTCTCCCGTAGCTTCCGCATTCAAGTATTCCAACACTTGTGCAGTACTAATCTCATCATCTGCGATGCTGGTCTTTCCACCATCCACCAATGCGCGAATAATGGCATCCTGAGCGGATTGGTACATTCCTACAATGTGCACTTGCATGGCATCAATAACAACCTGCTCAAGACTGTTAACTGCCGGAATGCTCACACACTTGGAATCCTTCTTATCCCCCTTCTTAGTCGTTTTATACGTTACCTTAACCAGACGCTGTGTCGCGTCCAATGCGACTGATTTACCGCTAATGAAATTTTCAACGCTGTGATTGTTTCCAATGATTGACATGATGTGATTCCTTTATAGATTCAATTCGTGCGGGATTGCACGCCATAACGCACTACATCATCGCAATGCGCTATGACTTGTTACCCCTTCACTTACGCAATTTATCCTCTAATGCGGTTATCCAAGCTACTAGCTTTGCTATGCGTTTTACAGTCAATTCTTTATCAGATACTAGCAACACTTCATTACCGCGCACTATAACAATGGCTTTATACATGGCTTAATTCCTTTTAAATTATAAGGTGTTACACAAACGACAATATCCCTATATAGGGTAAAAATGCCGAATTACACGGCGGCCATAAATCGGGCGAATAGCTCGTAACCACGTCATGCGGGGGTCGAATCCCGCCCAGTTCAACGCGTACACTTGCAGATATATATGCAGTACCCATGCCAACTCTGAAATACCTAATAGAATCAATGACTTACACGATTGTTTCAAATGTAACATAGCCGAATGCTTGCCAAACTGCCGTAAATTGTCACCATTTCCTGCTAACTCATTGATTCTAAAGGAAAAAGTAAAAAGTCACAATGTGACAATTATGGGCACATTAGATTGTATCATTCATACAACACTTGTATCACTTACGCTACACTGTACATACATACAGACGCCGGCAGATGCCGATATTACCTGTATATACATACACACCTATATCTATATCCAGTACTGTACGGATATACAGGTAGCAACTAACTGACTAGATAGTTACTAGCAGGTGTGAATACGAATGAGAATGATTCGCATTACGGGGGGCGGGAGGCTTTTTTGATCTGCTGCTGGCTGTTATTCCTCAAGCATCTCTCAAATTTTCCGCAACTTTTTCAAATCACATCCACTAAAATAGTAACTATCATCACAAGGTATCAATATCTAGCTCTATACTCCTACCCAACTTGTAGAAATACTCCACTAACTACATAATCAGCTCATCCAATAGAGAAAGTTCCTCCTTTTTATTTCCTATTCCTATGACTACTACATCCACTACTACCTCCGAGCGCGCACTCTCCCTATTAGGTTATGGAGCAGGGCCAGAACACGTAGCGGCTGCGTGCGGGGTGGAAGTTTCTACTATTTCTAAGCTGTTATCTGATGCTAATTTCGCCGCCCAAGTAGCAGAATTGCGCTTTAAGAATCTTTCTAAACACAATGAGAGAGATAATAAGTATGATCGTCTGGAAGATGAGTTAATTGACAAGTTGGATACACTGAAAGATCTTATGTGTAATCCAATCCAGGTATTAAAAGCTTTGCAAATCATTAATGCAGCTAAACGGCGCGGTTCCTCAGCACCAGAAATGCTAGGTACTCAGCAGCAAGTACTCGTACTCAACATGCCAGTATCAATTATCCAAAAATTCACAACTAATGTAAACAACCAAGTAGTACAAGCTGGATCTCAAGAGCTCGTTACGATACAATCGGCGACTCTACTTGATCAAGTTAAAAATCGCATAAAGGATGTAGCCAATGGACTCCCAAACAAAACAGGAAGCGCTATCACAGTCTCCGAAATCTAAACTCGAACTTCAGCAAGATCAAATTGCTGCTAACAAAGCACGGGCATTGCAAATTCTCCAATCAATACAAAGCAACTTGGATAAGAATGTAGCTTACATATCCAAAACCACCACCCGCATTCAAGGAAACTAGATCATTATGGAGCGTCCAGATAGGCCAACTCTTGCAACTCTTAATGCTGGTGGGGAAAACTCCATCATGTATAAGCAACTAGAGTTTGACGTACCAGATAATCCAGGATTTAAGGAAACAACGCAGGAAGCTTCGTTCAATGCTAGAGAAGTTCATGATGCATGTAAGAATAATCTTGATTTCTTAGCTGCTACTGCACTTCCTACAATCTTTCGTTACTTCTTTCCAGCACTATATCTTGCAGCATGGCAGTGGTTGCTTAATTTCGTACATCGTGAGAGAGATTTTTCCCAATTAGCTTTAGGACTTCCACGCGGATTTGCTAAAACTACATTTGTAAAGCTCTTTCTGCTATATGTAATTCTCTTCACTACTCGTAAATTCATTCTTGTATGTGCGGAAACAACTCCTAAAGCAGCAAATATCATTAGTGACGTAATGGATATGCTGAATGAGCCCAATATCAAAAAGATATTTGGTGATTGGAAGTTAGGAGCAGAGACAGATCAATCAATTCTTAAGAAGTTTGGCTTCCGTGGTAGAAATATCACAATGGTAGCAGCTACAGTTGAGACTGTTCGAGGATTAAACCTTAAGAATGAACGTCCGGATATTATGATCTTTGATGATATCCAATCTAGAGTATGTGCGGAATCACAAACACAATCAGAAACTCTAGAACGTGAGATGATTGGTACTGCCATGAAAGCTAAATCTCCTCATGGCTGCTTATTCGTATTTGTAGGTAACATGTATCCTACTAAATACAGCATTCTTCGTCACCTGAAACATAACAAGAATTGGCTTAAGTTTATTGTTGGTGCAATCACTACTAAATGTGAATCCATTTGGGAAGAGCTACAACCAATTGCTCAATTGCTTAAAGAGTTTGAAAATGATATCTCCATGGGTAAGCCGGAGATTTTCATTTCAGAAGTTCTTAATGATGAAAATGCGCAATCCAATAACATTATTGATCTATCTCGTCTCCCTGAGTGGAAAGTAGATCCTAATGATATAGCAGCTGGAGCCTTCGTAATCATTGATCCTTCTAATGATCGTGCTAATAGTGATAATGTAGCTATCGGATATGTGGAAGTACATAATGCATTACCTCATCTCATGCGTTATGTGGAAGAGAAACTTTCTCCACTACAAACTATTCATCAAGCACTTCGCTATTGTATGGAAACTGGATGTAGAGTAGTAGCTGTTGAAGGTACTGCATATCAAGCTACTCTTAACTTCTGGGCAAAACATGTATGTGATCAACTTGGAATCATAGGTATTGAATTTGTAGAAGTGTATCCTGGAACTCTCTCAAAGGCCACTCGTATTATCAACATGATGCGGAGTTATGCTGCTGGTGAGATTTTCGTGCATCCAGATTACAAGGCTGGAGTACACTTACAAATTACTCAATACAATCCACTTAAAAGAGATAACGTGGATGGGGCATTAGATCTCTTAACCTATGCTCCTAAGGTAATTGAACTGTATGGTGCATACATACAATCCATGAACATAATCAATGCACAAGATTTTGAAGCAATTCCCGTAGTAGAACATAACTCACCCTTTTAAGGTACAATACTATGGCCGCCGCCAATACTCCAATGGAACTCCCAAAGAAAGCACAAGAAGGTGTTATTGCTTTCTTATATCAAGCCTATTCTCTCATGATGCAGCAGTATAATATTCGTGAGCAGATGCGTCAGGTGGATTTAGCGTATATCCGTGAGAATGATCTTACCAGAGAGAATTGGAGAGGTAGAATTTCCAATGCCTGGGGAGATGCTGATAGGTATCAGAACATCACAGTTCCAGTAGTGAAGCCGCAAGTAGAAACTTCCGTAACCTATCAGGCCTCAGTATTTCTTACTGGCACCCCACTTTTTGGTTGTGTGGCTGGCCCACAATTCATAGATGAAGCTCTCCAAATGGAGACGGTAGTTGATGAAAACGCTATCCGAGGTGCTTGGAAGCGTGAATTAATGCTTATGTTCCGTGATGGATTTAAGTACAATATTTGTGCATCCGAGATTGCATGGGAAAGAGAGATCACATATGCTCTTGATACTGATATTACTTTTGCTGATGGTAAGCAAGGAAAACCCAAAGAAGTAATTTGGGAAGGTAATGTCCTGCGTCGCATGGATATGTACAATACCTTCTTTGATACTCGTGTACATCCAACACGCATTCATACTCACGGAGAATTCGTAGGTTATGACCAGCTAATGGGCCGCATTGCTCTTAAGAAGTTTATTGCTGAACTTCCTGATAAGATGATTTCTAATGTGAATGCTGCATTTGAATCTGGCTTTGGTGGTTGGGGTAATGGTGGATTAATTGGTGGAGTGCAGAATTATTACATTCCTCCTATTAATCCAGCTGCACTCATTAATAAAAACATGTATGCCACAAATGATTGGATGATGTGGGCAGGACTAGTAGATACTGCTGGTGGAAAGATTAAGTATCAAAACCTGTATCAGGTAACTGTTCTCTATGCTCGCATCCTTCCTGCTGATTTTGGTATTCGTACTCCAGCACCTAATACTCCACAAGTGTGGAAATTTATCATTGTCAATCATCAAGTTGTTATTTACGCTGAGCGCCAGACCAATGCTCATGGCTGGCTTCCAATTATCTTCTCTCAACCTAATGAAGATGGATTAGCGTATCAAACTAAATCTCTTGCTGATGATATGATTCCGCTGCAATCAGTATCTTCTGCTCTTCTCAATAGTGTAATTGCATCTCGCCGTCGTGCTATTTCTGATCGCACCTTATATGATCCATCTCGTGTATCTGCTGATCAGATCAACTCCGCTAATCCATCAGCTAAGATTCCTGTACGCCCAGCTGCGTATGGAACTGAAATCTCTAAATCTGTATATGCATTTCCATATCGTGATGATCAATCTTCTATTGCACTTGGTGAGATTCAAACTATTGGTAATATGGGAGATTACATTGCTGGCCACAATAAAGCACAGCAAGGTCAGTTTGTAAAAGGTAATAAGACTCGCCATGAGTACGAGAATGTAATGCAGCACGCATCTGGACGGGATCAACTGTGTTCCATTCTTCTTGAAGATCAGTTCTTCTCTCCAATGAAGTTGATTCTTAAATCCAATATTCTCCAATACCAAGGTGGAGTTTCCTACTACAATCGTGCTGAGCAACGCAACGTACAGATTGATCCTGTGAAACTTCGTCAAGCTATCTTCGAGTTTAAGATTAGTGATGGTCTTATTCCTGCTGATAAACTCATTGGTGCTGACGTAGCCTCTGTTGCTCTCCAGCAAATAGGATCTTCTCAAATCCTTTCTCGTAAATATGATTCCAGCCAACTGTTCTCCTATATCATGAAAACGCAAGGAGCAGATCTGCGGGAATATGAGAAGAGTAAAGAGCAAGTAGCATATGAAGAAGCTATGGGTGCCTGGAGTGCTCAAGGTGATAGGATGATGGAAACACTCAAAACACTATCTCCAATAGCAGCAAAAGATACACCAATAGTGCAACTGATGGAAATGATTAAAGGTATGATTCCACCACAACCCAAACCAGCAGATTTTGGCTGGAACCCAAAACCAGAGGCTAACAATGGCAACCCAACTAGCAAATGATTTCACTTCGTATGATCTTACTCCGGAAGAGCAGTTAGCAGGAGCAACTCTTACTGCTACGAATATCATGAATATTCAAAACTTGCTTTCCGCAACTGCAGCTGAAAAACTTAATATCGTAATTGATCCCCTTAATCCAATGCTTCACGCATTACACGCAGCAGAATTAACTGGTCGTTTAAATGCTTATCGCCGCATCATTATGGATTCTCTTCAAGCAACTGATGATGTGTATCAACAAGCAAAGCGAGATGCAGAATTATTACAGCAATCAGCTGGACTTCCTAAGAATGCGTATGATGCATTCATTAGAACTGAGCAAGCAAAAGCAGCAAATAAACCTAATATTGATCCTGCAACACCTGAAGCATAATTTCCCTTATTTTCAATCCTGAAAGGTAATACCATGGCCGCCCTTGATACTCTCTCCACAATGTTTTCCAATGTGTTTGCTAATAAACCTGCCGCTGTAACTCCTGCTGTTGCAGCTAACACACCAGGAACTCCAGGAAATATTCCTGCTACTGGCCCCAATGTTCAAACAGTTGCTGGAAATCCTACAGCTCCTGTTACTCCTGTTCCTTCGACTGATCCTGCTACTACCCCTATGGCCAAGTTTGATAAGCTGTGGGAAACTGATCCTAATAAGAAGCCAGCTGCAAATGCACCACTATTTACTATTGATCCAAAGAAAATAGCTGAAGCTGCATCTGCAATGGACTTCCGTGGAGCCATTACACCAGAACTTGCAACTCGCATGAAAGCTGGTGGCGATGATGGTTTTAGTGCAATGACTGAAGTAATGAACACAATGACACAAGCAGTATTTGCAAAGGCAACTGAAGCTGCTGCTGCAATCGCACAAGAAGGTATTAAGAAAGCCGAAGTAAGTTTCAACGCTAAGATTCCTGGTATGCTTAGAAATCAGAATCTCAAAAACTCCCTGCAAGAAAACCCTGCATTATCTAATCCCGCCGCTGCACCAATGGTAGCTGCTGTTACCAAACAACTCCAAGTTAAACATCCACAAGCATCAGAATCAGAATTGCGTGCTCTTACTAGTGATTACTTTGATAATTTCGCAAAGATGGTGGTGGCGCAATCAGCATCAAATGATCCTGCTAATAAAGCTAAAGACGTTGATCCTTCGACAGATTTTAGTAATTGGTAGGAATTAGGGTTTTCTTTCTATTATTCTTTCAGGAGATTAAAATGGGTTTGCTTCGTGTTACCGCCTATGAAGGTGGCTTTGAACGTAATCTTGCAGGTGGTGATTTGCTGGTGGACGGAACTACGCTCCCAGCAACTGATACTACCAATACCAACTTGACCATTACAGCTGCTATGTTGCTGCAAGGTCTTATTGTCCGTAACCCAGCAGGCGTATCAAACGAGAACTACGATACTGCTGCTAACTTGGTTGCTGCATTTGGCCAAGGTAAAGCTATCGCTCCAGGTACGCAATTCCGCTATCGTGTTATTAATCTTAGCGCTAACTTGCTGACTGGTGTGTTTGCTGCTAACACTGGCTTGGTTGGTGTTCGTGGTAATGTGCTGGCAAGTACTACGAAAGACTTCATGTGTACCATTACCAATGGCTCACCTGCACAAGCTTTCGCAGTTTCCAGTACCAACGCATCTGCAGTTCTTTTTGGTCTTACTTCTGACCAATGTGCGCTGCTCACTCCTGGCATGATTGTTACCAACGCTATTCTTGGTTTGCAAGGTCAGACCATTATTGGTATCAACGCAGCAGCAGGTACTGTAACTATGAGTGGAAATGCGAACGCGACTAGCACGTTGTCTGCTGTTAGCTTTTCTCCAGTAGTTACCATCACTGGCCTGCAAGCTTAAACCACATCACCTACTTTTCTAATTACTGGAGAATTTCATGAGTACTGGATTGTTTACTACCTCGAATCTGACGCAAGATCTTGCAAAGAAATCATTTGCAGCAATGATCACGCGTTTGATGCCCAATGGTATGGCTCCATTGTTTGGCATTACTTCCATGCTTGATACTGAAGTAGCAGTACAAGTTGAGCACGGCTTCTTCACCAAAACCATGCTGTTCCCACAACTGCAACTTTCTGCAGCTGGTCAGCTGATTGGTGATACTACCTTTACCGTACTTTCTACCACCAATGTTCTGGTTGGTATGATTATGCGCGTAAACAGCACTGGTGAGAACATCATCATTAATGGCATCTTGAGCCCAACTCAAGTTACTGTTACTCGTGCTGTTGGTACTACTGCCGCTGCTGCTATCGGTGCTAGTGTATTCCTGTACCAAGTTGGTAATGCGTACGAGGAAGCATCGCAACGTCCGAATGCACTGATCATTAATCCTGTTCGTATTACGAACTTGACCCAGATCTTCCGTAATACCTGGGGTATTTCTGATTCTGTTCGTGCAACTCTGATGATTGCTGGTGATACGAACGTAGCAGAAAGTCGTCAAGATTGTGCAGCATTTCACGCTAATGCAATTGAGCAAGCTCTGATCCTTGGTCAGAAGTCTCAATCTGTTCGCAATGGACAGCCATTCCGTACTATGGATGGTGCAGTTTCAATCATTAGCAATGCTGCAAACTATCCTGCCATTTATGCTGGTGTTCCTAATACCACCACATTTGGCGCAACCACGAATTACACTCAGTTGGAAGCTGCTCTGGATCCTATGTTTAACCAAACTACGGATCCGAAAGTTGCCAACGAGCGTATTCTGTTTGTTGGTGGTACTGCCAAGAAAGTTATCAATAACATTGGTCGCTTGAATGGTACGTATTATATGGTGGATGGTGCTACCTCTTGGGGTCTGCAATTCTCTACCATTAAAACTGCTCGTGGTACTTTCCGTGTTATCGAGCATCCGATGTTTAATACCAATCCTACTTGGCAGACTTATGTGCTGGGTCTGGATCTCAGCACTTTCCGTATTGCTTATCTGGGTGATCGCCGTACTCAGAATAAGGAATTCAATATGGACAATACCGCTGTTGATAATGGTATTGATGCAGTTGGTGGAACTCTCACAACGGAAGCAACTTGCGTTATGAAGAATCCTCCTGCCAACTTCTTTGGTACCACCATGACAGCAGCAGCTGCTGGTTAAGTCCTCCCACTCGGAAATCATCACAGTGCTACATTCTCTAATGGCATTGTGGTGATTTCCACTTTTCAGGAGTAACATCATGGGACTGCGCGTACCAGCTAATTGTTCTTCTATCACATTTGCAACTTCAGGTGTTAAGGCTCCAGTAGCTAGAATCATTACTGGACTGACAGCAGCTGAGGAAACTGCGCTCGCACAATATTCTCGTTATCAACGCACACGACTTATTAGTGCTGCCCTCGTTGGTGGTGCAGTTGATATTCAATTCCCTCCAGGTATTATGACTTCTATCACCATTAATGGTAACGTTAAAGCAATCAATGGTGCAGGAGTTTGTAGTGCAGTAGTAGCAGCAGATGCAACCGCATTCTTAGGTGCCACCCAAAACGCACCATTCCAAATAGGAGCAGCATAACATGAGTGATCCACAAAACCAAGTTGTAAATCCAAATCTTACTAAAATTGGCCTTGTCCCAGTCGATAAGACTGTAGGTGATCGTATGGAAGCTTTCTTCCTTTACGGTTCCCACACTACTACTTACATTCTTCCTAATGGTACAAAACTTGCATTTGTATCAGGAGCAGTTCCAGGAGAATCTAAGCCTGCATTTGTAACGAAGGTTAAAGGTTACATTGATGATCTGAAATCTCAGATTGATCAAGGTCATCCACAACTTCATCAGATGCTTGAATATGATGGTATTACTGCTGAGCGTCTGGATCCTCTGGATGCTGTTCGTAAGAAAGCAGTTTTGAATTTCATGCAATCAGAAGAATTTAAGAAGATGGTAGCCCAAGAAACTGGTACGGGCGCACCGGAAGATAGCACCACTGATCAGGGATCGAAACTGAGCGGTATTGCAAGTTCCACTGATATCGCAGCTGCTGCAGATGGAGCTAGTAGTGTTGCTGCTGGAGCACCCGCTGCTCTGCTTGCTGCACTCAAAGCAACCACAGTTGCAAAATAATCTCTGAATAACTGGAGTGACTTAAGATGGCAACTTTAGCTGCACTACTCGCTGATGTGTATTCCCTTACTAATCGAAGTGACTTAGTAGCAGAGAGTACTCTTGCAGTTAAGGCTGCCACACTTAAAGCACATCAATCTGACAACTTCCCACGTGATAAGGTATTTACTAATCTCGCATTGGGAACTGCCACCACTGCTACTGTATTACTTTCAACTCTTGCTAGATGGAGAAGCTTCAATGCTATTCAGCGTACTAATTCAACTGGCGTACCTTTTGATTTTGGCTCTGATAATGACAAAGGAAAATTTAAGATACTAGACTCCAACAATCTCTTTGATGATTACAGTATGTTGCAAGACAATATTGCGTATATCGTTGGAGCTAGTTTGTATCTTCGTTGTGCTGCTGGATTAGGGCAAGTAGGTTTGATTTGGTATCAGAATCCAGATCTCACCAATGCAGCTGATATGGGTTGGATCTCTGATTCTCACCCATACTGCATTGTCTTTGAAGCTGCTAGGCAAATCTTTAAAACCATTGGTTATGATGAGCAAGCAGCTGTATATAAAGAACTCATAGCTGAACAATTCCGTATGCTGCGTGCTGCAAATATCCTCGCCGAAGGATCTTAAATGTCTGAAGTAACGTATCGTGGTAACTTATCTGCATCCTCTTTTCCTCTGGTAAGTACTTATCAGGGGAGAAGTGTTATTGTAGGTGGGCCAGATCAGTCATATCTGCGAGGATACCAGGTACCTGATGGTGGGCTTATCAATGAGAATGACCGAGGAATTCCTCAGATTCTCTATGGTCACAATGTAATACCTTCCAGTGAGGGCTTACAAAGTGTGACGTTTTCACAATTGATAGGTGCTATTGGCGGCGGAGCTGTTGCCGATGAGATTTATCCAGTTTATTCTCCAGATATATTTGGTGTTACCATTAACAGTGGCGTATTCATTTGCGTATGTAATAACGTAAACGCAGTTTATAGATTGAGTTTTCCTGCTGGTGTTCCTACTTGGACAGCAGTAATTGTCGCAGGTGCAAATGACATTTATACTAAAAAGACTACTACTGCTGTAGTCAATGGACAAAGTTATTTCTATTTCCAAGGTGCAGCTAATCCTTACCGCCTGTATGATATTACGAGTAACACTCTTGCTCTCGTTGTTCCTACTGGCGTTCCTATCTCCAATGTGGAAGGTATTTGTGCAGCATTTGGATATCTCGTTATCTGGAATGGAGCTACTGTAGCTTGGAGTAGTACAGTAACTCCCACTGACTTTACTCCTTCTCTTATTACTGGGGCAGGATCTCAGCGTATTCAAGATGCAAGAGGTAAGATTGTATTCTGCTATCCACATGAACTAGGTTTCATTCTCATGTGTAGAGAGAACTGTGTGGGTGCTGTATATTCTGGTAACTCTAGATTTCCATTTGTGTTTAAGGAAATTAGTGATGCTGGTGGATACATCGAACCTAATCTCCAAGCACCTCATGGATTAGCTGCTAGTGATCAAACTGCAGATCAGTACTATGTGTACACTACTACTGGTATGCAAGATATGAATATCAAACGTGCTCAAACTATTCTTACTGATGTTACTGATTTTCTTTCTGGTAATCTATTTGAGGATTTTAATACCACTACTCGTGTAATGACGCAAACTACCATCACTACTCCTAAGATGGTAAAACGTCTTGCTCTTATAGCGGATAGGTATCTCATCATCTCTTATGGTCTTACTTCCTACACTCATGCACTTGTATATGATGTGCAGACAAAACGTCTGGGTAAGATTAAACTTGCACACGTATTATGTTTTGAAATTAAGCAACAACCTAATAATGGTATTATTAATTCTCCTCTACCTAGGAATGCTATTGCATTTCTCACAAGTACTGGTGCAGTCCAGCTTGTAAACTTTGCAAGCGCACTTACTGCATCTCCCGATTCTTGTCTCATCGTTGGTAAGTTCCAATATTCTCGTCAAAGGATGATTCAGCTTCAACATATTGATCTTGAGAATGTACAAACTGCAGCTACCTGCGATCTTTATGTGTGGACTTCTCTTAATGGTAAGACTCCTGCAACAGTAGCAATAGCGGCTACACTTGATGTTACTACTGCTAATCTTCGTACTTGGAGATTCCACCAGACTGGAATAAACCACACTCTTATCTTCATTGGTGCTTTCTACGGTTCCTCTCTTGTACTTAAATTCAATACTGCTGGAAGACGCTAGAAGATGGCACTCAATTCTCCTTCCCTAATAGATTATCCATTAGCTGGACAGCCTTCAGCTGTTTGGGATATTCCTCAACGGGATGATGTATACGACATATACAATTCAATTCATATACTTGCTCGTAGGGGAGTATTGAATGATATCATTGATGTTACTGATTGGGGATTTGTAAAAGATGGAACAGCAGATAACTATGCTGCTATGGTTAATCTTGTTGCCTTGTTTCCAGGACGTGCATATTACTTTCCTCAAGGTATTTATATATTTAGTAACTTCCCTACTCTCACCACATCTGCCACTAAGATTTTTGGTGATGGTAAAGGATTAACTAGATTTGTAAACACTAAAGCAGGTGGAGATTTCATCGTATTCCAACCTGCACTTCCACTCTCAGGTACATTAATTAACTTTGTTGCTCTTGAGGGTATTGATATTTCTAGAGCTGTGGCTCCTGTTGGTGCTACTCCTGCAGTTAAGTTTGTTCAATGTAACACTTATAGCTGCTTTGAAGTTGCAGTGTATGATCATCCGAATGGAATTGAAGTACACGGTGGACAAAGTGGTACATTCAGAGGAATAAACGTACAAATTTCCGCCCTGCTTGGCGGTGTTCCTATTGCTAACAGTTCTCTCTTCCGTATTGAGAATGCTCCTCTTACAGCTGGTGTTCAGCAAGTATTCACTTCTAGTCTTTCAGAATTTACCTTTAGTGGTAATGGCATTATTGATGCTAACATCCTTATTCAAGGTGTTGATGGATTCAACATTTCTGATGGTTATAACGCTCACGCATACGATGATCTAGTGCGGATTCAACCTAGTGTTTCAGGCGTACACTGCTCAGTAGTGTGTTTTAGTAATGTGTACAATGATGGTATAAATCCTGCAACTGGGTCTCTCAATGGAATTAACTTTGCCAATGATGGATTTGCTGGTGCCTCCATCATCAATGATATTGTAGTAGACGCCAATACCAAGTTTGCTAATATCCAAACCAATGGACTTGTCTGTAACCATTTACAAGTGCAAGGTTGCTCCATCTGTGAAGAATCTTTTCTTAACATCACAGGTGCTCCACTTAATATAACAGCTTCCTATACTGGCTTCTATGGACTTCCTATTCCGTGGACTCCAGTTCTTACCTTTGCAACACAAGGGGATTTAGCTGTAGGTTATAATAAACAGTTTGGAATGCTACTTCAAAAGAATGGAGTATGTGTTCTTACCTTTGATGTAATCACTGATGGTGCTGGTATGGTATATACTACATCATTAGGTCAACTGTATATCAATGGTAATCCAATTATTAATAATGCTACAGCTAATTACAGCGCAGTAGGTTCTCTTGTGTTCAGTGGTATTAATAAAGCAGGCGGATACACACAAGCTAATATTCAATTCTTTGCAGGTGGTACCACTATGGTTGTGAATTGTAGTGGTATGGGCGTAGCTGAAGCCTATGTGGATGTTGTGGATATTCCCTCTGGAAGTTACGTAAGTCTCAAAGGTACTATTAGTTTCCATCTTGAACCTAGGAATTAAATGATTATGCGAAATCCAGGAAAGTATTTTACTTGGTCAGAAGTTACTGTTTCCTATGAGGCCGCTCGCAAGGGAATCAATAATTCTCTTCCAGATGAATTAAGAGCAAATGCATTCTTTGCTGCTAGCAGGATGGATTATGTTAGGATCATTCTTGGAGTTGCCATACTTGTGGGTTCTTGGTATAGGTGCTTAAAACTTAATCGTGCACTCAAATCAAAAGATGATTCAGATCATCTACTTGCTCTTGGTATTGATTTTACTGCTCCTGATTTTGGTACCCCAGTTGAGATATGTAAGTACTTACTGCAATATAAGGATACCTTGAATTGGAAACAACTGATACTGGAACACACTTGGGTGCATATCTCGTTTCATGAGAGTATGGAAATACCCGCTAAACGAGAAGTTCTCACATTACTTGCCAATGGTAAATACGCTATTGGCTTAACAGATAAGCTTGGCAACCCTCTTTAATAGGAGTTTTAATCATGCCAGATCCAGTTATTTCCTTGCCAGTCTCCGGTGGTATTTCTGGACTTGGACAAGATGCAGCAGGTCTTAACAATATTCTCAACCTTCTGTTTGGTCAACAGCAGGATACTAACAATTCTGGTGGCACCGTAACCGATGAAACCATTGTAGATCCAGCAGCTATTGATTACGTTCTGCGTACAATGCTGGAAGGTAATGGTTCCACCAATGGACTTGCTTCCATTTTCACTGGACAAAAGAGTGCTGGTGGATACGGCGGTTCAACTGCTGGACTCATGACGAGTGATCTTATTTCCCGTATTGTAGGTGAAGTAGCTAAACTTACAGCTACTAAAGTTCGTACCAATTCTCCTACTTCTTCCAGCACTAGCACTCCAGGTAGAGCAGCACAAGCAGCAGGAGCAGCGGGAGCAGGATCAGCAATCAAAGCACTTAATGACGCACTTAAGAAGAAACCACCAGAGAAAGCAGCTAAACCTGGTGGAGATAACGCATCTAAGACTCCTACTGATGGTGTAGATCCTTATGATCTCCCATCCACTGTTGGTGAGATTGGTGATGGTTCTTATCTCTCTGGTGCTTTTGGTGATAACCTTGAAAGTGCATTTGAATTCGATCTTCCTATTGATGAGAATCTTTCTCAATCAGATATGGAAGGAATGATTAATCTTGATGATCTTCCTGAAGTTATCTATGATGGCCAGGAAGAAGAAAACATTGATGGTGATGCACTTGCTCTTGATGGCCTTTATGGTGGAGATGATGAAGAAGGTGATGGTAGTGAAGATGAAGCGCCTACGGATGAAGATGGTGGCAATGAAGCACCTCCTGATGAGGATGGTGGAGATTACGGCGGTGATGGTGATGATGGTGGTTGCTTCATTACTACCGCTGTAATGGAAACTATGAAGAAGCCGGATGATTGTCCGGAACTTCAGATTCTCCGTATGTATCGTGATTCATGGCTTCAAGAGAATCATCCTGAAGGTATCAAGATGTATTACGATACTGCTCCTCAATTGGTTGAGAAGATTAAAGCACGTCCGGATGCAAAAGAAGTATTCCAAGGTCTTTACTACAAATATCTTATTCCTGCTATTGGCGCTATTCTGCTTGGCAATCAAGTGGAAGCTTACAATAAGTATCGTGCAATGGTAGTTTACGTTCAACGTATTGCTCCTGTACAGGTGGCCTAATGGATTCCATTAACGTTGCAGAGATTCTAGCAGCTCTTAGTGATAGGAGTGAAAAAGCTGGAATGGCATCATCCAACATTGAGAGTCTGCTGGCTCAACAGGCTGAACTCGAACGTAGATCTAAGGATGAATTGGAAGCTGCTGCTACGGATGCGAATTACGTCACTACCGTATCCGGACAAGGCTTGTTGGCAGCTCAGGATGCTACTCTCACAGCTAAGAAACTTCTGGAAGGGGATGTAACTAATCCCAATTCCCTCAAAGCTAAGTCCATGGAAGAGTTTGTACGTCGCACTAAAGAAGCTAATCTGAAACTTGAAAGCATCAAAGAGATGCAATCAGTTAGCTTTTTGGATGATCCGCTCGGCTATATCAGCAATCAGCTTGATATGCCAAAGGTAATTCAAGACTACAATCTCACCGCTGTGCAAGCTAATGGCGCATTACGAGTAGTGAATGACATAAACTCCACTCTTACTAATGAGGCTCAAGCTAACAAAGCTACTGCTGTTACGCAAAATACCGCTACTGTGGCTGCTGCTGCTCGTCTTGCTGCTAACTCCTATAATCTGCAAGCTAATCAGGCAGAGTATAAAGCACTTGGATTGCAAGCGGAAGCTAATAAAGTTATTGATTCCGGTAATGCCACACAAGTTAATATGTTGCTGAAGCAGTATGAAGTTATCAATTCCGAAGAAGGACGCAAACGTCAACAATTGGAATACGATATCCAACGTAAACGTTTTGATCAATGGGAAGCAGAACGTAAAGACACAATGGAATCTAAGCAGTATGTACGTGGACTTATTTCCACTGGCATGGGCGTGCTTGGAATGAAGCAGCCTGATGATAATACCATTAATGCATACGAGCAAGCATATAAAACTCCTGAAGGTAGGAAGAATATGCAACACATCATTGATGCAGGTATGCGGAAACTCGCTACTGGAATGTCCATCATTGGTGGAAGTCCTGCTGAATCTCTCTACACTGTGGCTGCTGTTGGTGATTACAGCAAAGGTAAAGAGTACGCTCCTGCTATTGCTGCCATTAAAACTGTAGCAGATCAACTCATTGCGGATAAGACTAAGAATCTTGATCCTCGTAAACCTGATACATTTAAGCCTGCTCTTAATGCAGCAATGGGAACTATCACTAAACAGTGGAATCTTGATCCAGAAAACTCTCCAGTATTCAAGGCTCCTACTGTTGAGCGTATGGCACAGGTAGATGTAGTAGCTAATACTGCGTGGTTTAAGGAAGTGATTGCTCCTTCTCTGCTTGCAGCTAAAGCTAACAATGCTACTGTTCCACCAATGCCTGCTAAAGCTATGTATCAGCAAACAATGGAAGCTGTTAGTTCTGGTAAACTTTCCATTGAACAAGCTGCACTTGGTATTTCCACGTATTACAGTATGGCTACTAAAGTCAATGCAATTAAAAATGGCGTAGTAGGTATTGGCCCACAGGAAGGCTATAAGGTTAATCTTGGAGTTGGTATCTTCTCGGAAACTCGTGATCTTTCCAATTACGCAGTTGTAACTAATACTCTCCTGACTGATCGTGTTGGTCAGATTAAAGAGCTGTATGACTTCGTTGATAAGCCACTGTCAGGACTGCTTAAGAGTGCTGAACCAGCTTTGGATTCAATGGGTCTTGATAAGTATCGGAGATAAGAATGGCTCTTACAGAAACTGCAGCTGCTGATGAGAATCTGCTTCCATACAATCCCTTTGATACTCTTCCTTCGTATCTTGTAGCTGCTGATAATCACAATGCAGCAAGTGGAAGTTGGGGATTGGTGGATACCCTTAAAGCTGGTAGTGGTGCAGCTATTGGTGGATTCATTGGATCCTTTGTTCCGGTACCTATTGTTGGTACTGTTGGCGGAGCCTTGATTGGTGGTGCCTTAGGTGCAGCAACTGCTGTAACTGATGGTAAATTTGTAGCTGCTTCCGTACTCTCCGGTGCCAATAGCTTTTACAATACTGGCCTCATGGTATCTAACTGGTTTCCTGGAAAGGAATCTGAGCA